CCGCGACTTCCTGACCCGCGACTTCCCGACCCGCGACCCGCGACCCGCGACCCGCGACTTCCTGACCCGCGACTTCCCGACCCGCGACCCGCGACCCGCGACCCGCGACTTCTCCATGTTCCATCCCTTCACCTCCACCATCCCGGCGAAAGCCGGGATCCGATTTTTTGTTCGACTCATTAAGCAACTCTTTGCCCTCCGGACAATCCAGGCACGCCGCCAACCGGCTGAACTCAATCGGCCCCCGCCGCCGGGTATCGTTCAGGTCCCAGGCCATGGCCTTCATCTGCCTGGCAATGCAGGCGCTCTTGAGCATCCTTACCGGTCCGACCGGCATCCGATTGCACACCCACCCTTCCGGCCCGTCCAGGAGCTTGCTGATTCGTCGATCGATTGATTGGTTCATCTGTTAAGCCACCCCGGCCGATACCCTTTCTCCAGCCACCGGCCGCCCCTTTTCTTCTCTTCCTCGGACCTTTGCGCCGCCGGCTTTTTCTCGGCCGGCCTCTTCCAAAACCGCACTCCCAAAACATCCGCGGCCACCAGGTTGTAGACCCCGCAGTCCCACAAGTGGTTCGCCCGGCCCGGCGGGCACTCCCAGAAGCCCGTTTCGTCGTTGACGTACTCAGCGCACATCTGCCGGGCATACTCCTCGTTCGCTTCACTCGTCAGGTGCCATGCCCCGGGGTCGCCGGGCGCGATCTCGAGCTTGCCGGCGAGCTGGTTTTTGAAAAGCGTGACGTCCGCCCGGAGGAGCCGGATCCCGCCCGGGATCGCCTTGGTGGTACCGGGATAGACGTCGATCTTGCTCCATGTCGTGGGGCTTGCGAGCTTTCGTTCGCCCTTGAACGGGACCACCAGGTTGCGGTGCATCCTGGAAAAATCGTAGACCTCGCTCGTCCTCTCGCCCATGGCGTCCTGCACCGCCAGGCGCACGCGGTAGCGGTTGCCGTCGATGTCGTAGTATTCGTCCTCGACCAGCATCTGCGCCAGGGCTTCGAAGCTGTCCACATATCCAAACCGGACCTGCCAGCTTTCCAGGATCATGCCCCACCCCCATGCCCGGATCTCGTACCAGAACCCGTACTTCTGGGTATCCGCGCCCGCGGTCAAACACGATATTATCCCGCCCGAGGGCACCAGCCCCAGGGGGCGTTCGTCGCGAAGCGCCAGGATTCGCTCTTCCTTGCGCTCTGTAGTGTAATCCTTCCAGGGTTCTGCGCAGTGCTTGTTCAAAAAATCCTTGAGCTTGTTCTTGCTTGTCTGCCCCTTCAAAAACGCCGCGGCCACCTCGGAGAGCCCCACAAAAGGCGACAGCCAGGAACGGAGATGGAACCCGATCTTGCGTGGGCGGTGGTCCCGGAGATAGGCGAAGAGCTTTTGTCCGGTCTTCCGCTCCCGCCACTGCCCCCGGCGGACTGCAAGGTCCCGCGTGTAGTCGTCCCAGCGGGACTTGCACTCGGGGCACTCGTAGCGGGCCAGGTCCTCGGAAACCACCCGCTCGGGATCGCGCTCGCCTTCGGGCCACTTGATCGATTTAAACTCCATCACCTGGTAAGCCCGGCATACCGGGCATCTTACCCAGAAGTCGAAAACCGCCTGGGCCTCGCTGGTCAGGAGCACCCAGATCGGGCCGGATTCAATAGTAGGGGTCGAAACCACCCAGAGCTTGCGGGAATACCTGAACGTGGTGAGCCTGGCCCGGAGGAGGTCCAGGGGCGAGGCCTCGCGCTTGTTTGCGGTCTCCGGGTACTTGTCGATCTCGTCGGCCACGCCGTAGCGGATGGACTTGTTGCCGAGTTTAATCGCGCTCCTTGCCCAGGCCATGTAAATCTGCATGTGCTTTAGGTTGATCTTCTTGGCGGTCTCGTCGTCGCCGGCGCCGGTGAAATATCTGCGGAGTTGCGAGGAGAGGCGGAACATAGGGAGGATGCGGTCGCGCATGTTTTCATTTGCCGTGTCCTCATCCGGATAGACGTAAAGTACCGGTCCGGGATCGCGGTCCGCCACCCAGCCGATACAGGTATCCGCCGCGGCGCTCTTTCCCACTTGGGGCGGGCTGCATGTATAGATCTCCTCGACCGACGGAAAAAACGAGGCGTCCATAATGCCCGCCAGGTACGGCGTGGTCCTGTTTTGCCACCTGGTGCCCTCAAGCGGCCCCCGGGTGACCACCCGGTATTTCTCCGCCCACCGCGAAACCGGGATCCGCTTTTTCTTGCGATAGACCAGCCGTTCCGCCTCGCTCACGCGGAACTTGACTACCAATGCTTTTTGCCGGTCCCGGAGCGCCGGCGGCAACCACAACGGATCGTCCCGGATTATGATTTTTTCAGCCGCTTGCATTGTGGTCGTCCGCTTCACCCAGCGCCCTGACAAATGCCATAACATTCAGCGCCGACCACGCCTCGGACGTGGTAATGGTCACCCGTCGCCGGTCGGCCTCTTCTGCGCGCTCCACCTTGCTCTGGATGCTGTCCATGCAGGCGCGAATGGCCAGTTGCACGTCCCTGAGCCGTTGTAGTTGCAATTCGGTTAGTTCCATCTATACCTCCTTCGTGTGTCTTTGTGGTTCGATCTCGAACAACACCTGGTATTCCTTCGTGCTTGCGAACTGGGTCATCTCCTCGGCGTGGATATCCATCTCGTACTGGATCAGGTCCTGGATCTTGCCGGGGTCACCCCCGACAAGTGCCACCCGTTCCGAGGCCCGGCTTATGATAGAGTTGCGCCTCATGGTGTCCAGAATGGCGGCCCGGGCGGCCAGCTCGAGCTCCACCTGGTCGCGGGGGATGAGCTTTCCCTCCTCGGTCATGCGTTTTAGCTGCTCGCGCCGGGTCTGCTCCTCCAGGCGTGCGATCTCCCACTTGAGTTTTTTCTGCTGGAGGTCCTCGGCCTTGTCCTTCTCCCGGACCGCCTCGCGCACCAGGTAGGACGCGGCGTAGCGGTCCACGTTCTTGACCTCGAACGTCCCGGTCTTCGGGTCCGGGCGAAGCTTGCCCTGCTTCACATGCCCGTAGACCGAGCTCTTGCTCACCTTCCAGCCCGAGGCCTTCAGGTACTCCGCCACCTCCAGGGCGTTCTTGAGCTCCGTCACCCCGTCCCATGCCGCGGCCGCGGCCGGCGCTTGATCGCCCTCCTCCTTCTTGGCCCTGATCTCGGTCTCGTACTGCTCGAGGAGCTTCATCTCCTGGAGGGTTAGACTCTTCTTCTGTTGCACCTTCTCGAAGATGCTCTTCAGCCCCGCCCTCTTGGCGACCCCGATCAGCTCGAGCAGCTTTTCCTGATCGTCAGCCAATTAAAACACCCCCGCGGCCAGCAGATCGTCCCTGAACCGCTGGAACGCGATTCTCATCCCGTCAAAGCCGGGCCTTTCCCCCAGCGTCACGCAGTCCAGGTCCTCGCGGTGCCTCTTGTCCACCAGGACCATCCGCCATCCCTTCCCGACCGCCCTCGCCTCGAACATCACAAACGGCGGCAGCTTGCGCTCTTCCATGTTTACCTCCGTTCTTTCCGATTCCCGATCAAGGCAACATGCCTGCAGATCCGGAGCTCCCGAATCTTCTCCAGCTTGAGCCCGGCCAGCCTGGCCGTCACATAGACGTTGACGCCCATCCCCTCCGGGCAATATGTGACCTGGTTCAGGTCCAATTTGAACATAGCCAACCGGGCCCGCTCCTTGAGTTGTTTCCTGCTCTTCGGCTGCCAGTAGAGCACGCAGCGAAGTTGCTTTTCGGACCAATCGGGATGAAGTGCCCGCATCCTCTCCTCGTGCGCCGCCAGGTCAAACTCGTAGAGGACCAGGTAGAGCTCATCGCAAAGCTCGAAATGCCGGCGCACATGGCCGATCTTCGGCGGGCACCTGGGGTTTTTGTTGAAATTTGGGCATCCCTTCGGGTGCCCCGGATAAGGCAGCCTACACCAATCCCCGGCCTTCTCACTCAGCACCAGCCGCTTCACCGGATAAACCCACGGATCAAGCATGACTCAAATCCTCCACCAATGCATCCTCCGGGCAATAGCCTTCATTCCAATAATCCCGCCAAGCCTCACGGTCGGAGATGTCAAATTCGGCAAACCCGTACTCCTGCTCGGCCAATACCTTGATCCGCTCCAACCATTCATCAAACGGAATTGCATTTCTCATGATCACCGCTTCCCCTTTCTTATAAGGGCAAAATAACCTTATTCGCCTGCGGATTTTCCTAGGCCGCTCTGCCGCCTCATTATTGGTTGTCAGCACCGCCGTTCCCGGCGTCGGGTGCAGCGGCTTGGTTAGAAATCGGAAAATAACATCCAGGCCAATCTATAATCTCTTTGGGTAGCGGCTTGTTTATTTCCAGCGGGCCAACAAAGCAATTTGAATCGTAGCAGATCAACTCTGCCTTGTTTTTTTCTGAAAACACGCCAAGGATATCCCACACAACACCGGCATCACATTTATCAATTACATGGCCAACCACAAATATTTGCATATATTTTCCTCCTCTCGCTAACATATAGTTAATCCTCCCCCTTCGTGTCTTCGTGGCTAAACCCCCAGTATCTCCGCCGGCACCTTGCCGGAGAGGTCCACGCCGCTCTCCAAAAACACCCGGATCAGCTCGCCCTTTTTGCATGAGCCGAACTTGCCGCGCTTTTTCCCGAGCGTCTCGAAGAGAAACGCCTGGGCCTTTTTATCCGCAAAGATCCCGAGGTCCTCGCCCAGCTTGAGGATCTCGGCGACTTT